CCACTGTGCGGCATAAGTGCTCTGCATGGTGCATACTGCATCCATGCGCCATTCCATCGGGAAAAATTCCGGCAGGCAGACGATCACGATAGCGGAAGCGCAATCCTCTTCAAACCAACCAGAAGTCCCCGGCGCATACGCATCGGCGGTCTGTAGGTATTCGGGGATTCGCTTGAGCAAACTCTTGGAAACATGGAAACCGCCGTGGCTTGCGGTGCTGTACATTACCAAGCCTTCGGTAAACCGCGTGGCGGATTGCGCTGTACCCCACGGGGTGCGAGTGCTCACGTTGTATTCGTGGCGTGGCTGGCTTGGCTCGGCTGGCTCTGTTATTCGACGCATCGCGCTACCCGGTGCGCCTATTGCTATAGTCCCTGATTCGTTGTGTTTCATTTCGGTGTGCTCCGTTTTTTAAGTCCTGACCGGACTGTGTGCTAACACGCGAAGAATACGCAATTCCGCGAACGTTGTCAAGAACAAAATAAGGCGAAAGAGGCGAAGAGATTGTAAAATCTGTTACACTTCCGCGGTATGGCTGGCAAGTCACGCATTAAAGCCCAAAGCAGATACGCAGCGTTCGCGCGTCATTATGTGGCCTTGCAGTGTAACGGTGCTCAAGCAGCGATTGCTGCTGGCTACTCTCGAAAGACCGCTGACCGCATTGCCTCTCAGTTATTGAGGAAACTAGAGGTTAAGCGAGAGGTACAAAAGCTCCTCGCGGGCCGGATTGAAAAACTTGAAATTACCGTGGATAGAGTGCTGCAACACGTTGCCTTTCACGCGTACAACATGGAAAACAGCGTAACAGACCAATTACGCGCTCTCCGTATGCTTGGCGAGTATTTGAAGCTCTTTAGCGAAGATCACGCGCCTGGGGACCTGGGCGTGAAGTATATCGTTCTCGACATGCCTCGACCGATTCGAACTGTAGGCTCTGGTGCTGCTGCGCTGCCACAACTGCCGGCGAATGGGAATGGGCATAAGAACGGGAACGGTAACGGGAATGGCTCCGGTCCGCACGAATAAATATCCCTCTTGACGGTATATCCCTCCTTAGATATATACTCTCGTGCTGTGAAAGCTCTATTGCTCAAACTGGACAACGATATATACAACGGATGGAAGCAGGCGGCGACCGCGGACGGTTTGAACCTTTCGGAATGGATTCGTCGGCAGTGCAACACAGGGGTGCTCGGTTCAGCGTATCACCTCGTAGGCGGGCAGAATGGAAACGAGACTAATCAAGACGTGTCACGGGCTAAAAACGGTTCGGCTCCTAGACGGCGCCGTGCTACCGCCGGACGTGAACCCGCAAGAGGCCCGCGTCCAGAACATCGAGATTCGGACCTTGCGCCAACAACTCCTGAACTGGTGGGAGCGGTCGGTATTCCGCAGTCCGAAGTTCTTCCGGCTGCCGTCGCGCCAGTAGTTCACACAGCAACCTCAAACCGTTTAACCTGCCTCTGCAACACGTGTACCTCGTACCGCAAAACTAACGGGCTGCCTATTGGTGGGATACCAAAGAAAGAAAAGGTCCGCCCATGAGTGACCTAGACTTCGACCAACTCGTACACACACCCGAAGGGCGCCTGGTAATCGAGGTGATGCAAGGGCGCCGGCTGCCGCTGATGATCGCAATGCAGGACCGCGGCGAGCTAATCTTCTGGTATCCTCCGGTGATTCTAGAGAACATGGCGAATGATGCTGAACGAACGCTGGAATGGGTGAGACTTCTTGAGGAGCACGCGCGACGGCTACAGGATACGGTGCCTAAGCAATGAACGTTTGGACGCTGCTGCTACTCTTCGCCTGCCTTATGGTGTCCATGATCTTGTATTACCGGCGCTTGGGGAATAAGAAGTGAAAACCAGCGAATCCGGCGAGCGTCTATGGAAGGACTACGAAATCCGCGTCTGCCTGCCGGAGCAAAGGGACCTGATATGGAAAGAGAAGTGCCCTTCTGGTCGTGGGTGGGACGAGAGCGCACTAGAGCAGATAATCGAACGCGCGGCTGCCGAGGCTGAACGGCGCTTTCCCTCTATTGAGTTTCGAGTAGTAGAACTGGCTCCGAATAGAATCAAGTTTATCTATGCAGGACGAAAGGGGAATATGGGCGAAAAGATTAGCGTAGTTCCAGAAGCGGCTAAGTCAGAAGCGGTGGCGTCAACAATCTGCCGGAGGGACGGGCATAACGTCGGCTCGTATGACGGTGGAGAGCAGATCGGTCCACAAGGCCCAATGAAAACCACGATTCAATTCTGCTCGCGTTGTGGGTTCACCTTGGGTGAAATACGGGACGCGGTCGAGAAGATGCTTGCGGCTCATATCGGCAACGAGGTTAACCGGCGCATCCAAGCGGTGGCTGCTGCTGCGAAAGGTCCGACTCCGCCGGCGGGCGAACCAGGCGATAAGATTATTGACCTACCCGCGCCAAAGCCTCTTGCGGCTGCCGCGGCGATACCGGAAGCGTAGTACACTCTCCTCCGCTGGGACCACGGCGAGGCTGTTTTCCTGAATTGGCGCAAGGAGCAAGCCCGACTAGCTTGCACCTGTTGGGGGAAGATAGCCTCTCCTAAACTCTATGCCCACTGCTACAGAAGCTCCGCCAAACGAATCTCGCAGCATTTCCAGTTTTTATACTCCGTGGTCGCTCGCGGACGGCAACTCCCCGCAACTGGAGTTTCACACTTGCCCTGCGAAGAACAGATTGCAGGTAGGCTCCTACGGCTCCGGCAAGAGCAAGCCTCTGCTGATGGAAGGGATTTTCCACGCGCTAGAGTATCCCGGCTCGGACAGCATCATCCTGCGTAAGACGGTGCCGGACCTAAAGCGCACCGTGATCGACAAGTTTCTTTCCGACGTTCCGCGATGGGTGTACGAGAGCTATAACCAGTCGGACCATATTGTGCGCTTCCACCCGCAACCAGAGATCGTAGACGGCAAGCCTACCGGCAAGATGCTGCAAAGCAAGCTGCGCTTCGGTGCCTGCGAGCGCGAGGCTGACGTGGGCAAATACCTGTCCACCGAGTACGTGTTTATCGGCTTTGAGGAGTTGGGCGAGTTCTCGTTTGGAATATGGGATGCCCTGGCCGGTCGCAACCGTTGTCCGATACCTGGCTCGCGGCCGTGCATGGCTGGTGCTACAAACCCGATGGGTGTTGGGTGGTCATGGATTAAGAAGCTATGGGTAGATCATAAAGCCTTTCAGGGGATGGACGCGGAGAAGTACGACCCTTCGGAGTACGTGTACTTCCATTCGACCGTAGACCAAAGCCCGATTTACCGGAACGATGCCGAGTACATGCGGAGACTCGAAGCAAGCCCGCTGCGCGACAAGATCAGGTACGGAAGGCTGGATAGCGTTACCGGCCAATTCTTTGACAATTGGGAACCGCAACGTCACGTAAGGCCAGCGGCAGACTTCCACTTCGAGGATTGGCAACCTGTTTGGGTTGGATGGGATTACGGCTTTGGTCACTTCGCGTGCATCGTGTTCTTTACCAAAGCGATTCTCAAACCGCGATGGGCAGGCGAACCGGCAAAGCGCGTCAACGTGGCTATCAAAGAGATTATCTTGCACGAGAAAACGCCGGCGGAGCAGACGGAAGCTCTTATCGCGTCTATCCCGCGTATCCCGCGCAAGCCCGACTCCCACGAATGGACCGAAGAGGACGCGCAAGACGAAGAGGTGCAACGCGAGTACGGCGATTATCGGTGGCATATTGACTCGATACATTTCTCATGGGAACGCTTCAACCGGACGACAAGCAACCGGACGGTCGCGGACGATGTGAGCGAGTTATTGCAGACGGCGGGCTTGCCGATCTGTCAACGGTCGAATACGGACAGGATAGCGGGCTGGCAGAAGATTTATGACCTGCTCGACACGGACGAGTTCTTCATTATCGAAGGGCAATGCCCGACGCTGGCCGAGGCTATCCCGATGCTGGTGCGCGGCGACGGGGTAACGCATTCGATCGAGGATGTAGTCAAACCGAAGGGGCTAAGCCTGAATGATGATATTGCCGACGCATGTAGGTATGGAATTGCAGGGACACTACTTGACGCGGAAGATAAACCGGAGCATATTCGCCAGCGCGAGAAGCTGGCAGCGATTAAAGACCCGATGACCAGAGCGGTCCACGCATACACGGCTTACAACAAGAAGAAGGCCGCGGAGCGCAGGCCCGCAAAAACCATAACGGTGCCAACGTGGTACAACCGAGTGAGGCCACAGTGAGCTATGCTGACGACAACTTCAACGAGCAGAACTGCCGGGAGTTGGCCGGAACGTGGAAGTCAGGGCCTACCGACTTGTCAGTGCAACGGGATATAGAAGTAATGCAAGCCCGCAAGCGTGCGAAGCTCTCCGTGCTGGACCTGACCGACAAGGACAAGAAGTTCCTGAAAGAACTGAGGATTGCACTGTGAGGCGTTTACTATTGGTAGTTCTTGGGTGCTCTGGCTTGGTATTCTCCGGTTATCGCGCAGGGAAACTGACCGCCGATCATTGGTACGCAAAGCATCCGTGTCACGTCTTCCAGTTGCACGACGTTGCGGCTGGAAACAAGATCGTCGTGGGGACAGTTGAAACGAAAGCAACAGAACTAAAGACTCCGGCTCTTGGCACTGACCCTGATTTTGATTTAACGGTTAGCCGTATGGAGTGGATAAGAAAAGCCTACGATATGCAGAGGGAATGCTTGCGCGAAACAAAGGCCAATTGGGAAGCGCGGAATTGCGAAGCCCGTGGCGCCAAACTGGAACGTGAAAAAAAGAAACTGTGGGCTGAATAATGGACCGGCGAAACTTTCTCCGTTTTCTCTCGACTGGCTCGGCTGTAGCCGTGGCGCCAAGTCTGGTGTGGCCGTTCAGAAAGATATTCCTGCCGGCAATCTATCCGGCTCCGTGGGGAAAATTAAACGTGCGTCCTCCTGATATTTACGACCAACCGGGAATTTTTGCTGGTGCCGAGATTACATACTTGGCGGCCATACGTGCTTGCGAGTTGGAAAAGTTTGCCAAGGGCTTGCCTAATATAAACTCGGAGGAATTGAAAAACAGTTTCGACCTTTTCCAGAGAAGTTTAGAGAGTTACGCATGAGTTTCTTCCGCTCCCGCTACGTGCAGTTCCTCGAAGGTGAGCTGGCCCACTGCCGCCAACGACACGCCGCCGAGATGGAAACCCTCAAAAAGAATCACGCGGAAGAGTTATCTCGTGCTATAAACGAAGCGAATCGGGGATGGGCGGAAGCAGACCGCTTGCGGCAATACGTCGTCCCTGGGCTTCCAGCAAGTACCCGCGAGACACCGGAAAGCACTCCACCCGCAAAAGTAATCGCAGAAGATATTGAGCGAGGCGCGACTCCGTTCCAACGCTACGCCGCTAAAGACTTCGAGAACCAGAAGAAAGAAGCGTTAGAGCGGGAACGCAGGCGCAAAGAAGCAGCACAGTTTCCGACACCGACAGCACCGCCGGCGCAGCCGGCATAAAGGAGCAACATGCCAAGAGCAGCCGACGGGACTCCGCACCACAGCCTAACCAGAGTGAGAATGCACGAGGAAAAGAGCGCGCCGAAACCAAAAGCGGCCGCCGAAGAGTCCGCGCCAAAGAAACCGATGGCCGAGGAAGGTTCCGGCGAGGACATAAAGAGCGTTGTGGCGCAGCACGGTCCTGCGAAAGAAATGCACTACCACCACGACGAAGCGACGAATAAGCACCACGTCCACTCGAAGCACGGCGAGAAGGAACACAAGAGCGAGCACGATTCGCCGGAAGAAGCAGCCGACACCATGAAGTCTGCAATGGGACAGGATGAAGAGGAAACGCCGGACGAAGAGTTGGGCGAAGAGGCTGGCGAAGCGATACCAGAAATGCAATCGGCTCATCACATTCCTGGGTTGTAACCTATGCCTTGGACTCCACGCCAGACGCGCTATCTACTTTCATCGGGAAGCCCTTTGTCTAATTCGCAGAAGGACAAGATGAAGGGCGAACTGCACGCCAATCCTGAGTTGGCACACGCCGAGAAGAAACCGAAACCTTCGCGCATGGCCGAAGCGTTCCGAAAGGCTCGCAAGTGATTACGGTTGACGCGAACGGTAAACCATTGGCTAAGTCCATAGCCGAATCAACTTTGGAGTACACCAGAGCAGTATTCAAAGAGGAAGCCTACCCGCAACCGTGGGAAGTGCATCTGAATCCCGAACAAATGATGTTCTTGGGAAAACTCAGACACTGCGTCTATCTGCCGACTGATTTTCAAGTGAAGCAGAATTATCCCCCTGTCCTGTTTCACAATATGATAGTCATCCAAGACCCCAACTTCCCCAAGAACATGATCGAGATTCGAGACGCTAGAGGGAAGTCACTCGCGGCGATAAGGAACCTTGCGACCCTGTGATTAAAATATCCAAAGATGCCGCGCGTTACACTCCCATAGCCAAGATGGACGAGCATTGCCGAGATTGCCGACACTTCGAGGTATTGGCTCCGAAACACTGTGAAGCGGTCGAAGGCATCATTCAACCTGGGGGTTGGTGTAAACTCTTTTCCCGTAAGCACAAACTAGCGGAGGCGGCGAGACATGGCTAATCGCTGGATGAGCAAAGAGTCCGAGCGCGAGAAGAAAGCCGGTACGCGCGGTAGTTTTACCCGCATCGCGGAGAGTCACGGACGCACCACACATGAAGAGGCCGAAGTAGACAAGAGCAAGGGCGGAAAGATCGGAAAGAAAGCACGCATGGCGATTGCGTTTGAAAAGGCAGCTCATTAGATTTTCGTAATCGGGTGAAGCGGGGCTAGGTGGCAGAACTAGAAGTCCTCGACAAGAAACAGGACGTTACCAACGAAGATATGCCGGAGATCATGCCGGGTGTTCTCGCTGGTGTGGAAATATCCGATCAAGACGACCTAAGCTCCGAACTAACCGAAGTACAAAAGAACGCCTTAAAAGACTTGGTAACGAAAGCCTCGAAGCGTGATTATCCCGCTCGGCTGATCGAAGTAGTCCAGGCATGGGAAGCGGCTCTCTTCTACCGCGGCTTTCAGTTCCTAATCCCGCTCTATGGTGGCGGCTGGAAAATTCCCGGCGAATCTTCCGGCTATGGCGCGACGATGCAAATGGATTTGTCGCTCCTGCCGACGAACATCTATTCCTCTTACGCGCAGATCATCATTTCCTCTTTGACTCGCGCTGTGCCTAATGTGCGATGGGAACCACAGGATGCCGACAACGACGCGCAGATCACCGCGACCGAAGCAGCCGACAAGTTTGTAAAAGTGGTATCGCGCAACAACGACTTGACCATGATTCAGACGGACGCCGCACGCTACCTGTGGTGCGATGGCCGGATGCTCTACTACACCCGCTTTGAAGTGGACGGGCAAAGATTCGGATGGGAAGAAGAAGACGAAGCGGACGACATTGTTCCCGAAACCGAACCGTCACCGGAGCAGGTTGATGCGGTTGTCGAGAGCATGGAAGAACAGAACGTAGAGGAACAAACTCCCGCAGCGCAGCGCAAGCCTCGCGGCCAAGAGGTCCGAACGGCACACGGCAAACTGGAAGTGAAGCTAACGCCGATGATGGCGAACTGTCTGGCCGAAGTGGATGTACTTCAATACGAAACCGAAGTCAGTATCTCTCGCGCCAAGGCGATGTTCCCGAAGAAGGCCGACGACATTAAGAGCGGTTCAAACGGAATTACTGAAGGAGAGATTGCGAAGCTCGCGCGGATGAACGTGAAGTTAGGTATGCAGTCAACCTACATCACGTCCGATTCGATAGCGGACGATTGCACGATTCAACGCAACTGGTTGCGACCGTCCGAGTTCATGGACATTAAAGATCGCGCAATCCGCGAGTTCTTCATCCAGAAGTGTCCCGACGGGATTGTGGTGACCTACGCTGGAGAAACGCTCTGCTACGCACGCAACGAGAGTATGGACGATTGTTGGGCGCTGGCGCAGGCGTATTCAGGCGACGGGCAGAACAGAAACGCGCTCGGCACTTCGCTCATGCCTATTCAGAAAAGGCTAAATAACTGGTTGGACCTTATGAATGACCTGTTCGTGAGGTGCATTCCGAAGAAGTGGTTCAATAACAAAGCCTTCGATATTCAGAAGATTCGCCAACAGACCAACATTCCAGGGGACAGTGATAGTTTTAAGCCACAGGCAAATCAGCCCGCGTCTGAACTGGTATTCGTGGAACCTGTTATCACCGTTCCACAAAGTCTGCCCGACTTCATTAAAGCGTATGGCGGAGAGATAGCCGAACTGGTTTCGGCTGGCTATCCTGCCCTCGCCGGCGGAGACACCGGCTCGAACGACACGGCGCGAGGGATTGCGATTCAGCGCGACCAAGCGTTAGGGCGCATCGGTCCTACCTGGCACTCCATTCAGAACGCGGAAGCAACTGCGATGGGGCAAGCGGTGCGCTGGGCCGCGCGATGCCGAGACAAAAGCATTAACGAACGTGTCCCAGGTGGAGACGCAATCCGGCTCGAAGTGAACGACCTCAAAGCGCATATTCTCTGCTTCCCGCAAGCGGACGAGAATTTTCCTGAAACGTACACGCAGAAGCAGCAAAGGCTTATGGGGTTGCTCGACGGCTCTGCCAAGAATCCCATGCTGCAAGAAGTGTTCTTCAACCCTGCCAACCTGATGTTCTTGAAGCGCATGGTGGCTCTGGACGAACTTTATATTCCACAGGTGGCGTCCTACGAGAAGCAACTTGGCGAGATCGAGGTAATGCTCAAGACTGTTCCGGCTCCCAATCCTGAGTTGGCGGCTGCGGAACAAAAGATTCAGGCGCTCAAGGCACAAGGCGTTGACCCTGCAATTCTCGCGCAAGCCGAACAGCAACTCGCGGCAAATCCGGTTCAGGAAGTAAGCACCATTCCGGTTGACGCTGAGACAGAAGATTTAGACGCCGAAGCGATGTGCTGCTGGCAGTATTTGAACTCGCCAGAGGGACGCAAGGCCAAGCAGACCAATCCGAACGGTTTCCGCAACGTGCGCTTGCACTTCTTAGAGACAGTGCAAGCCGCAGCGCAGAAGAAAGCCTCGCAAGCTCCGAAACCGCCACAGAAGCCCGTTTCGGTGTCGGTCAATTACAAGGACATTCCCGACCCGAACGAGGCCGACCAAGTTTTAGCGAACGCGGGGATTAACCCGACGCCTAAGCCGCCTAACGCTTTGACGCCTGCGGCTCACGCCATGCAGCCTGAGCCACAGCAACCACCTTTGCAGTAACGTGTTGTACGCAAATTAGTGTAGAGTATTCGCCAATCGGGTAAATCGGGAGGAACTGAATGGACGGATTAGAAGCACTCGCCACATCTGTAGGAACTGAAATAGCCACGCCGGAATCTGCCACACCTGAAACACCAGAACCTTCAACTCCTGAAACGCCAGCCGAACCGGAAACTCCTTCCGGCGGAGAAGAAACGCCACCTGAAACTGGCG